ATTTTATCAATGAAATAGGAAACAAGATTAAAATTAAAATACAAAGAAATAATGATTTTGCAATTAATTATAAAACAAAAGAAAAAATTACATTTAATGATGGAGTAAAAATAACTATGATTGGACCGACAAGTGAAATGACGAGTGAAATTACATTAGAAGAAGCAATTCAACTACATAAATGTTTAGGTGAATATTTAAAAAAAAATTGAAATAAAAATATATAAAAATTATGGATATTAGTAAATTAATTTAAAATGGAAGAAGTTAAACTAAAAATTATATTGTTAAGAGAAAAATATTCTAAGGAAACTAATTATACATCTTTACGTGATTTAAGAAACCAAATTTATTGTTTAGAATGTGATTTAGTAAAGTTATGTATTGATCATAACAAATTCTTAATAAATATAGATGGATTTTTAGATTATATTAATGAAGATAATAATGGTAATTGTAAAATATGTGGTCTCTCAACAAAATTTAAACTAATAAATTAAAAAATTGAAATAAAATATATTTTTATCAAATATCAAATTAAAAATATTTAATTTTAAAAATGACTTTTGGAATTATTATTCATTATGGATTATATTCATATTATGGATATGACGATATTAATTCGGCAAAAAGGAGAAGAGTTCAAAATGGTTCAGAATGGTATTATGGGCGTTTAATTGATGATAATAATTTTAGACCAATTTCAGGGCAAAGTTTTACTAAAAAATATCATGAAGAAAATTTTAGTGGTATAGATTATTTGGATAATATGGATAAGATTGTTGATGATGAAAATAAAATAAAGCAATGGGTTATGTTTGCTAAACAAAATAAGGCAAGTTATATTATTTTAACATCTAAACATCATGATGGTGTTTGTTTATGGAATACAGCTACAAACTCTCATAAGTCATTGATAGATATTTGTAAAGTATTTAGTGATGAATGTAAAAAAGAAAATATTGATTTTGGATTTTATTATTCTTGGTTTGAATTTGGTAAATCATTTAATGTAAAATATTTTGAAGAATATTGTATGCCACAAATAACAGAATTAGTATTATATGAACCAAAATATATGTGGTTTGATGGAGATTGGAAAATAACACAAAAATCAATACAACAAAAAATAAAAAATATGGGTTTAATTATGAAGTCAAAAGGAATAATAATAAATGATAGATTAGGTATAAAAGATGAAGATTACTCTTATTGTGATTATCGTGTATTTTCAGATAGATATATTCCAAAAGAAAAATTAGATATAAAATGGCAACACGTAAATACAATTGGGTATTCGTGGGGATATAATAAAGAACAAACAAAAAAAGATTATAAAAGCGGAGAACAGATTTATGAATTATATAATGAAATAATTGGATTGGGAGGAGAGTTATTGATAAATATTGGTCCAGATAGTAATGGAAATATAATACAAAATGAAGTAGAGGCAATTGAACACTTATCTACTTATCTATAAATCAAATAAAAATTATCAATATTTAAAAAAATTGAAATAAAAATAATACTATTTTTTTTTAATATACTAACAATCCACGATGTCAAACACCGTTTCAGCATATTTTATTCGATTATATAAATATATTGTTCAAAACAATATTTATATTCCAAAACTAAATGATGAAACAGAAGGATATAATTATTTATACAAAATGGAAGATTTACAAAATGACCAAGAATTATCAATTAAAAATAAATATTTGGAATACACAAAAGGTTATAATAAAAATATATATATATTACAAATAGATAACGATTGGATATTTTACTATATTTATATTATTTGTTATATTGATGAAAACTTAGATTTATACAATTCAATTATAGTAAAACTAATACATAATAGCAATTATTTAGACGAAGAAAAAAAAGAAAAAATTAAAATGATAATGATTAATTGTGGTAAAACTCCTGACGTATTAAATGGTTGGATGGAAGGACATGTTATGGAGTTAATGGAATGTATGATTGATCTTGATATGGAAGAAGAATTTAAAAAAATTACAACCGATTTATCAAAAAGTCCATTAAAATCGTATAGAGGTATAATAAACTATTTATTCGGTTATATTGGTGCAAATGTTAAAGACACCAAATTAGAAAAATATATTGATATTTTAAATCAAGCAAAACTAATAGAGTAAAATATGTATTATTTTAATTAACTAAATTAAAATATAAAACTTTGTTAAACAAAATTAAAATACTTATAATGTGTTTTTTATATTTTATAAAATATTAAATAAAAAAATATTAAATAAAAAAATATTTAACTTTAAAAATTACTTTTGGAATTATTATATTTATATTATCTGAGAAACAATTAAATATTTTTTCCGTTATATTTGTCACATACAATATTATCATCACAATTTTCTATTAAATTTAATGTTGGATATTTTTTCATAATCTGTGTTTCTAAACTATTAGTTTCATCATTTAATTCTATAAATCTATCTATTGTTTCATAAGTTATTTTTTCGGTATAATAGTTTTCTATTATTTCAATTAAAAATCCAATACGCATATTATATATATTTTGTTTAATCATTAAATATTTATATTAATGATTTAAAAAAAAATTGAAATAAAATAATACTATATTGTATTCTAATATACTATAACAATTACTAAAATGGTTCAAACAAGATCACAAACTAAAGTGTTAATAAATAATGTTAAGAGACAATTTGTAGATGATATAACAATTCAATTAAATAAAATAGAAAATTCAAAAAGTCAATTTAAAAAAGTAGTTGAATTAACTAAATGTAATAATTATGTAACAATTAACTTAGATAAATTAATCGAAGTAAATCTTTTGTGTGAGTTTAATAAAAAGTTTCTACATACTTGCTGGAAAAAAGTAAATGAATTTCGTCAAGAAATTAAACAAGGAAGATTAAAAGACATTCCAGATAAATATTTTGATGCATTTATTAAAAGTGTATATGAAATGGAAAATAAAGTAATAGAATGTTTTAAGCGTTTAAATGTTACACAATATTAAAAAATTAAAATATAAATATTTGTTAAACAAAATTAAAAATACTTATCTTATAATATATTTTTTTTATATTTATTTAATGATTTAAAAAAAAATTGAAATAAAAATAATACTATTTTTTATTTCAATATACTAACAATATGTCGCAAACAATTTACAAAGAGCATTTATCTGAACCTTGGTTTAGTTTGATTTCACTTGGACTAAAAACTTGTGAAGGAAGATTACATAAACATCGTTTCCAAACTTATAAAGAAGGAGATATTATTATGTGGTTTAATGATGATTTTGGCAAAACCAGATTTGTTATGACTAAAATAACTTATGTTAAAGTTTATCCAACTTTTGAAGATTTTCTAAAAAATAACTTCTTTAGCGGATTAAAGGATAGTTTACCTGGAATGCCGAGTTTAAGTCATGGTCTTCAAGTTTATCAAAAATATTTTACAAAAGAAGATGAAACTAAATATGGTGTTGTTTCATTTGAATTAAAAGTTTTAAAATATAAAGTGATTGTTGAACGAAAAGATTATTTAGAAAAAGAAGTATTAGGATATTTTAGTTCTGTTGGAGAGTGTTTTGATAGTTGTTATAAAAAATTTAAAGATTTGATTGAAGAAAATGAATGGACTATTTATTACAATAAATTAAAAGAAATGATAAAACAAGAAGGCATTGAATATTTGGATAGGGGTAGAAATTTATTATGGGGTAAAAAATTCAATTTATTAAGATCAAAAGAAAATCCAGACTTTAATTGTATAATGATTGATTTGACTGACGCTGAAACAAGTGATTATTATCATCATTTACTAGAACATCAATTTGAAGTAGATGAAGATGATTTAGCAAAGGATACAGATGATTTTATTGATGAAATGATAGATGAATATGAGTTAAGAAGAGAAGAGATTGAAGAATGTGAAAGAATGGAACGCAAAAGATTAAATGATATTGCTTGGGAAATATTTCAACATTTACCTGAAGAATTAGAGAAGAATGAGATTAAAGATGATGAAACTTCAGATGAAATACAAAGGATGTTAAATGTTGATAAAAAAAAAAATCCAGCGTTGTTTACAAGTTTTGGTAGATTATAAAAATTTAATATATTAAAAACAAATTTATATATTTGAATAGATTTACACCCTTGAAGATTTAAACCCGCGCGCTTAATACAAAAAAAATTGAAATAAAATATTTGTTTTTTTTTAAACATATTAAATACTTACTATATCTATTAAAAATGGAAAATATTCACAAATCTTGGAAACCCTTGTTTGACTTATATGAATTTAATTTGGATGAATTATATAATTCTGGTGATGTAATTTACCCAAGTAGAGAGAATATATTTAAAGTATTTGAAATGGACGTAAATGAAATTAAAGTTTTGTTACTTGGTCAAGATCCATATCATAATCCCAATCAAGCAAACGGTTTAAGTTTTTCGGTTAATACTGGTATAACCATACCACCTTCTCTTAAAAATATTTATAAAGAACTTCAAAATGAGTTTCCAGATAGAAATTATATGTTTAATTCAGGAAATCTAGAAAAATGGTTTAAAAAAGAAAAAATATTCTTATTAAATGCCTCATTATCTGTTATAAAAAATAAACCAGCAAGTCAAATGGATATTTGGGAAGAATTTACAAATGACGTAATAAAATTCATAAGCGAAAACAATAAAACATGTGTATTTGTATTACTGGGTAATTTTGCAAAATCAAAACAAAATTTTATATCTAATAAAAGCAATATAATAATGGGAGTACATCCATCGCCATTTTCAGCAGACAAAGGGTTCTTTGGTTCAAATTTATTTAAAAATATTGAAAACAAATTAGGACATCAAATAGATTGGAATATTTAATATAAAGATAAATATAAAAATAAAATTATATTTATATATTTATATTAAATATATATATAAATATAAAAATAAAATTTATATATTTAATTATAATAAAAAATGGAAATTTATATCATCAATACGATATTAACAATTTTTTTTATTGGATTTATATTATTTAGATATTTTTATGCAAAATGGTTTATTTATAATAACTTATATCCACATGCTAATTTAATAAGAGACAATCGTTTAAAATAAAATTATTTTTTACAAGCAATATCTGCTTGTTTTTGAGCGGACCAACATCAATATCTACTAATGAAATTACTTTGGAAGAAGCAATTCAATTGAATAAATGTGTAGAAGAATATCTAAAAAAAAATAAAAAAAATTGAATATTTATTTAAATAATAATACTAATTAGAAAAAAATTTAGAACATATATACACATATAATAAATGGAATTGGTCGAAAAGTATTTAGAAAACAAAGAACAAAGTAAAATTTCTAAATCTAATTTGTATTTAGGAATCAATAAACTTTTAAATAAGATTTACTTTGAATATGATTTTACCAAATCAAATGAACTAACAGACTATGAAAGTTTTTATCCTGTTTATGCAGGAGATGTTAGCTTTGGTATATTATTTGGATTGGATTTTAGTCTGGTTCATAAAGCTAATTCTCGAATGCCTAAACCAAAAAAAAAGATTGTGAATGATTCTGAGCAAATTAAGGTAATGTTTCCAAAATTATACGAATTCATGAAAAATAATTTTCTTAAAAGAATTATTAATTTAGATGAATATTTGGAATGGATTAATTTTAATACAAGTACAAACAAATTATTCAGTACAATAGTAGACGAATTTAAAATTCGAGACAAATGGGCTACCCGACTATATTTGTGGTATTTTACTAATAAATTAACTAATTCAATCGATTTTAACAATTTGTATCTGCTTTTGGCTAATTGTCCTACTCATATATTTGTGGATAATCCAAAAACAACATTAGATTCAATATATTTATTTGATGATTACGAAATAACATTCTTTACCACAAATATGTATCAATGTTTACAATTTGAAAACTCCCTATATAAGATTCAATTTGGTCCTTACACAAGATATCTAAATGGATATACACCATTGTATACTATAGATATTTTTGACAAGAAAACCAACGTTCAAATTAATTATGTTGAAAAATTTGGACATCATTTACGAATGCTGATTGATTCAATTTACGAACAAATAATTTGTTTTATTAGAGAAAATTCCAAACAAGCAGGTTGGATTTGCTTAAATGTTTAATAATTTTTATTTGTGTTGGATAAAAAAATATTTAATATAAATTTTTTACACAGCCAACCAGACCAATTCTAAACTCATATAATAACTTTTGTAATTTAGTGTGATATTTAGCATTTATCGCATGTATATTTGTAATGATGATACCACGAAATCTATACATATTTATAGTCAATTGATTCCAATTGGATGTGTTTTTTGGTAGTTTAGCATCAATTAAACCAATGCAATAATTTATGTTAAATAATTCTTTTTTTAATGTTGGTTCATATCTATTTGAAAAAGGATCAATTATCAAACCAGAATAGCATTGGGTATAATCACCAACATATTCCGCACATAGATTTTTATAATCCAATACAAATTGATTATAAACAAGTTCAAAAAAATTCAAATCTTCTTGAGAAAAATAAATTTCTAGTTTGGTTTTTGTGTTGGTTAGAATATTATCAAAATAATCTGGTTCAAAATCAGATTTAGGTTCGATAAAATCCATGTTAATTTGATCAATCATATTTGTTAGGATATCTTGAATATAAGATATTTTTTCCAAATGTTTAATTTTATTTTCCAAAGTTTCTCTCAAATTAACATCTTGTGTAGTTTTTAATAATTCAAATAAAGTGGAATCCATTGTATCTAATTATAGTAATATTTACCAGTAGCATATAACTTTTTTTATATTTAAAATGTAAATACGATGCAGAATATATTAAAAATAAATTTAAAAATATATAATTTTTATTTAAAAATCATATTTATAAATATAAACAAAAAATTGGCGTAGCTATCGCCGAAAATATTATTTAAAAATGCATTTAAACGCATTTTTAGATTTTTTTCATTAATATATCATTTAAACTTAGATAAATTAATTGATTATAATTTTTTATCTCTTTTTCATATACATAATTTAACCTTCTATATGCTTTTATTTTTTGATTAGTATGTTCAACTTTAATACGTTTTTTATAAAGTTGATTTTCACTTTCATTTAATTTTCTTTTTTTTATTTCATTTTTTGTATTTCTATTATTTGGTTTTATAATACTTTTTTTAAATATACTTTTATTTAATTCATATATAAATGATGAATCATAACCAGAATCAGCCATAAATATTGAATTAATAAATTCTTTTTTTTCATCTTCATTTAAACTTTTAATTTGATTTTGATAAATGATACTATCATTATAATTACCACTTTCAATTAAACAATTTAATGTTATACCATTAGATTCTGTTATTAATGAAATTTTAATTATTTTTTTATTTTTAAAATAAGCATTTCTTTTTGCTTTATCTTTATTAAGTTTATTATAAACAGTAGTTGTATCTGTATATACATATTCTAATTTTTTTTTTTTTGATTTTTTTAAATATTTTTTAAGGTTATCTAAATAAGATAATTCAAAAATTTTATATTTATTAAGTTTAATATAATTTTTATAAATAGTATTATGGTTTATATTTTTATAAATAAAATTTTTCCAACTTGAAGATATTTTAATAAAAAATAATATTGCTTTCAATATTTCTTTAAGTTTATATTTTTGAGTATGATATTTAAAACTATAAGTTTCAAATAATTCAACATGTTTAGTTTTAATAAAATTATAAATAGAATTAACAACTTTCAAATCCATATAAAATATTATCTATAAATTATATTTTATATATAAACATTTTCTAATTATAAAAAGTAATCAGCTACTGGTAAATATTACTTATATATAATTATATATTTATTATATGATTTAATATAATATTATTTCAATTTTTTTTACAAATAATCTAATATGCATTTATACAAATATAATTATTTTGATACAACTCATTTAACAAACATTTATTTTATTCCAAGTAAAATTATGTATCTGTTCAAATACAAAACAAATAAAAATCTTTATATCTGCTAATTTATTAAAAGTTAAAATTTTTTTAACTATCGGATTATCAATATTAATCCTATCTAATAATGTATCAGAATCAAAATCAATTTGGATTAGTTTTTTTTTATTGAATGTTTCTAAGATATTATCAATATATTTTTTCAATAATGTCATAACAATATTTGAAAAAAATTCACTTGCAATTTGAATATTTATAATGTCAAATTGAAATGAACAAAGTTTACCCAAATTTTTTGATTCAATATATTTGGATACTACACAATTAACCAATTGCAAATTTAGACTATTGGATAAGTCAAATAATTTTTTTTTATTTTCTTCAATTTCATCAAGTTTATTGACAAATATTTTTTTACCATATTTTTCATCAATATCTAATTCAAGTAAAATTTTACATAGAATTGGAAGAATATACGAATTTGGAGCCTTATAACCCCAATTTGTAATGAAATCACAAGTAATCATATTAAGATCAGTAATGTTTTTATCTCTAATAATATAGTATAGAATTATTGGATTAGTTTCATTTTCTAATTCTAATAGTTGTAATTCATCTCTTTTATCAAGTCCATTATATAGTTTTAATCCAATCTGTCCTAATTTATCCAAATCATCATCGGCTATTTTAATCGGATATATACAATCTGATGTTTGTGAAAATTTAATCATTGAACTAATTGATTTGGTTTGAGCTTTCAAATAAAGATATTTACTAATCCAAACAATATCTTCTGCTTCCCAATCTAATTTAATATTTGATTCTTCACACCCTTGAATAAATTTTTTAATCAAATCATTATATTTGTATTCAGGTATATAAGAATAACCATTGGATATAAGTAAGTTATTTTGATTTGAATAGGAAATTTTGTTTGTAGTTCTAATACCAGACTCAAATAATTTAAGTGCAAATTCTTTAGGTTTGATACAAACATCATCTAATGGATTAGAAAGATTTGGATTGTAAAAATTTGTAATCGCGTTAGCAATTTGTTCCCGTAATTTATTTTCTAACCTTACAATTTCTTCAAATCTATCTACTTGAGCAAATAATTGTGAAATTTCTTCATCTAACATAGGAATTTGCCCGATAGATTTATTTAATTGGGTTAATTCACTAATACTAACCGGATTATCTGATTCATACCCAATTATTTCATTGGATTGGGTATCCAGGTTAGTTGAGACTTGAGTGTCTAAATTTAAACCTATCATATTCAAGTTTCTCATAATCAAGTTCATTTGTTTTTGTAAAATTTCTATTTGATATTGAGTTTTTTTTTCTTGATATAAAATTATTTGTTGGTTAAATCTATCCTTAACCAATAAATACCCAATAACTTTATTATTTAGATTTAATTCAAGTTCAAATTTAAGATTTTTTAATTTTTGGAATTCTTGAAAAATATTTCTTTCAAAATTTTCTTTCCAATCATTACGAAATATTTCCCAATGTTCTTTTGAATTGGATTGTTCATATTCAATCTGTAGCTTACTCATTTGTTTAATGTCTTGTCCAATCATTTGGATACCATATTCAATCAAACCAAATGATTGGACAAATTCATTTTGAATTGACAAAATTTTCATATCTACTTGATTAAATTGTTTTTGTACTGTGTTAACATGTTTATCAATATCAGATTTAAATTCTCCAATATCTTTGTTTAGTTCATTAATTTGTGTTCTTATATTGGATAAACTTTGATTAATTTGTCCTGAATTGTCTGAATAAGATACTTTTGAACCACTTCCACCCATTTTTTATATTTATTGCATATATTATAATTATTTAATTTAGCTATAAAATAAAATTTCAATTTTTATTAAGATATATTTAAAAAAAATTGAAAATTTAATGTATTTGTTAATTAATTAAATATTATAAAATTATTGGTAATACAAATAAAAATGTTTTCAAATTATATTTATAAAATATTGTTTAATAATTCTAATCAAATAACTCCTCTAAATTATTCAATATATTCAAAATCAATTGATGATGCATATGATTATATTGAAGCTCAATATAATCATATTATTAAAAAAGAAAAATGGAATATAAATCGTATATATGATTTTAATTCTTATGATTCTATTCATGTGTTGTCTTCAGAATTTTATAATATTGATTGTGAAATAAAATTAATTGGTTCTGATTCAATAGATAGGTTGGTTGAATTGTATAGAGACATTAAATTTGATAAAAAAGAAAATTACAAAGGAATTGTTATCAAATCACTTTATATTGTGGAAATTTCAGGAACAAATTTAATTAAAGTATTTAAGTTTGAAAATAATTTTAAGAAATATCAAGATAAATATCTTAATTTGTTAGGTTTTAATCAAATTGAAAATATACAAGGACTAATACAAGATATTTCAGATCCAGAATATTTACTTCATGTTGAAGTAGATAAAAAAATTATTTGGTACTTGCAGAATCATTTTAGACAAAAAACTTTGGATAATTCAGTAGTTTTATCTGGATTAGAAACCAAAACTAATTTTGTTTTAGAACAAGACAATTTGGTTTTTGAAGATGAGACAAATATTTTGGTGGTAATGTATAATATTTTTCTTGTATAATGTACCAAAAAGATATTAGTTATTTTTTATATTGTTAAAAAAATTGAAAATAACATTATATGGTATATATATATATAACCATAATAAATCTTAAAAATGTCAGAATACGTAATTACTAAAACAAATTTAAAATTGGATAGACCTGATTATATCCAAGATAATTGGGTAAATGATAATACTTGGGAATTTTTATCAAGTTTATCATTTGATGGGTATATCTTGGTGGGGAATTCAGTTGCTAATATGTATGAATGTATTCCTTTACAAGGTGATTTGGACTTCTGGGTAAGCTATACTAATAAATTTGTGGAAGCATTTGATTTTATATCCAAATATTATTCAAGATTTAATTTGTATCCATCAATGGTGGAAATGTATAATGACCCAGTTAATCCTCAAACTGATTTACCAAAAATTAATCTGATCCTAACACAATTGAATACTAATCAAGTAATTGAGAGATTTGATTTTCCATATTGTAAATGTTGGTGGACACCTGCAGATGGTGTAAATGTTACTCAAATGGCCTCCGAATCAATCAACAAAAAATTAATTCTATTTACTAATCCAGATGATCCTAACTCTATAAAATATAAAAGAATTTTAAAAGCAATTAAATATGGATATACTTTTACAAATGAATTTTGGTCAGAACTAAATCATTTGATATCAAATCCCGATAAAAAAGCAAGTTATATAAAAGGGTTTGTCAAACCCCATCCTATTACTTTGGAAGATTTGGATTTGGCACAATTTGAACTTGTGGATATTCCAATTAAAATTACTGATAAAACCAAATTTAATAAAACATTGATGGAATTAGCTTTGGGATATGAAAAATTGGCATTAACTCCAAATGTCAAATTACCTATATTACTAAAATTTGATTCAAACGAAATAAAATTACTAAAAGATTATATAAGAGCGATTGTTTTTTCAAATCCATTATCAGATACTCATTATTTAGAAGTAAGAATTGGTAGTTATCATGTTAATTTGACTAAAAGATATGATATTGATATGAAAATAAATAGAAATAATTCAAACGATTTGGAAAAAAAATATATTGAGGGGGAATTTGATGAAGAATCAAATAAAGAAGTATTTGATAAATTAAGTTCAAAAATGATTTTAACTAGTTCTGAACCGGTTACTAGGACTATTTTACTTGATGATAGAATACCAAAAGTAATCCCGCTAAATGAATCAGGATCAGCTTATATTTTGGTTGATTATTTACCTGAAGAACTATCTTCAAATGCGTATAATCAATTTGGACAAATGTGGGTTCTACATCCTGAATCTAGACATAAGATTATTATGTATGAGAAGGAAGTTGAAGTTAACAGATATTCAAAATCTTATTTAAATACATGGACTGATCTAGCCCATACTTCAACACGTTCTTATATGTATTCGGGTTTTGATACTTCTACAAACAACGATCCACTACCTGAACATTTTGTTGATTATTACAAATGGGTGCGTGAACAAGATCCAAAATATAACCAAGTAATTGCGAACTGGTATGAGGATAAATTTGATTATATTGCACCACATTCTGATTGTGTTAGAGGAATGATTCCTGGTGCCAAGATTGCAATCATGTCTTTTTATTCCAATATTGACCCTGACAATTTTAGATTTTTGGAATTAAGATCAAAAGTTAACACAGAATCACTTGTTAAAGTATTTAAGATTAGATTGGATCATGGGACAGTAATTACGATGTGTGGAAATACCCAAGAATTATTTGTTCATGGGATTCCTAAATCAGAATCAGATGTTTGCAAAAGAATAAGTTTATCATTTAGACAAATGGCTGATAAATAAAATATGTGAATTTATGTGATTTGAGATATTTGAGATTAGATAAAACTCATTAGTGTCTTTTAATTGAATATCCACATTATTATTATATTATTTAATTAGATAAAATCAATTTTTTTAAATAAATTATTTAGAGTGTCTCTGAACATAATTCAAAATCTAACATATGTAACAAATCAGGCTCAAATTGTTTCTTATATTTTGGTGTAGATACAGCTTTATTATGGTTTTCAAAAAATATATCTTTGCCATCTCCTTTAACTCCTTTTGGCATTAAATCATATTCTCCAGAACCGAGATATATTTCTATAATATCCCAAAAAAGTAATGATTTTGGTTTAGTTGCTTCTTCTAAATTTGATGCATTGTATAATATTCGTGTTCTACGACCCATTTGATTTTTATTATTATTAAATATATTTTAAACTAATTTCAATTTTTTATAAAAAAATAATTATTTGATGATAATATTTTAATTAGATGTTTGCAGAATAATGAGTTTATCATTTAGACAAGTAGGTGATAAATAAAATTAATTTTTTTATAAAGTATTTTTCAAATACCTCTAATCCAATTTTCTACTTGATAATTTGTGTTTGTGTTAAAAGCTTGTGAAGTATAACTATACTTATATCCATTTCTTAAGAGACAAGTTCTTGCAGAAGCAATTGATTTGAAATTTATTGTATCACCCCAAGCACCACTTAATCTCGCAAATTTTAATCCTTCACAAATTGTTAAAAGTCTATCCAATTGTTCTGATTCGCCATAAACATAAGAACTTGTACTATTTGTATAAATACAAGCACAATCAGCATCCATATTTAATTTGGTTCTATCCAATTCTCTTTGTTTCAAAATAGTATTTTCTTGTTCTAGTAAAGAAATCTTTTCTCTTAGTTCATTTAGTTCTTTTTCTAATATACATTGTTGTTCTAATGTTGAAAAAATAGATTCTGACATTTGGTGAAATTATTTTATATTAAGTTGGCTTTAATTAATTATTATATAATATATTTTTTAATCATTTAAAATTTCAATTTTTCCACAATACATGTGCAATAAGAAAAGTATATAAGACTCCAATTTGTATTTATTTAAATAAGTATATAAGAAGGCTATATTATATTAAGTATATAAGACGGCTAAATATATATTAAGTATATAAGAAACGTAATTATATTATAAATAAAATAACAAATATTTTTTAATTATTAATTTAAAAAATAAGATTTTAAAATATATAATTTAAGATTTCTGCATACTTATAATAAATATGTTGTATTTAATATTTTCTATCCTTATATACTTATAATTCTTATTAAAACTATAAAAAGATATCTTTTTATAGTTTTTCAAAACTATAATGAAACATTTTGTTTTATTAATGTTTTTTTATATTATTTTACACAAAAATTAAATGTAATTGTTATTTATATTATTAGTAGCCACACTATTTATAAATATTTTGTTAAATTTTAATTTGTCATTTTAATTTTATTATTTTTTTATACAATAGTTTTTATTTTTATTTTTTATACAATAATTTTAATTTTAATTTTAATTTGTCATTTTAATTTTATTATTTTATTATTTTTTTATTTTATTTTTTATACAATAATTTTAATTTTAATTTGTCATTTTAATTTTATTATTTTATTATTTTTTTTTTTTATTTTTTATACAATAGTTTTTATTTTTATTTTTTATACAATAATTTTAATTTTAATTTTTATTATTTTATTATTTTTATTATTTTATTATTTTTATTATTTTATTATTTTTATTATTTTATGCATAAGTTTTTATTTTTTATACGATAGTTTTTATTTTTAATTTTTATTATTTTATTATTTTATTATTTTTATTTTTTATTCAAAATGACAAGATTGCAATTTAAATCATAAATTTAAATAAAATCAATTATTATATATAAAATTATTTAATAGTGTGGCTACTATTTATTGTTTATCAATTTGTATTTTTTGTTCTTAAATTCATCATTAATTGTTATATTATTTTTTTTAGTATATTACAACTATCAATAAAAATAATCAATAAATAGTTATTATACTTATGTTTTAATAACTATTTATTGATTATTAAGACTATTGATATTGATTTAATTCTTGTTTTAATTCTTGTTTTAATTCTTGTTCAATGATTTTAATTTTATTTGCTAATACTTTTAAATTTTTATTTAAAGAATTTAAATCATCAGTTTTAATTGCCTCAATTATTTTTTTATATTGATAATAACCAGAATAAGATTTAACATACCATTTGCTAAACGGTATTTTTGATGTTCTAGGATTTGATATATCTTTAATTGTATTAGTTAGTTTAATATATGAATTAGAATATTTGAATAAATCATTAATATTAATTTTTCCTTTAATAATTGGATTAATGATTTTTTTTAATCCAGATATCATTAATGAATTGTTGTATTAGAATGTTATAAATATGTTTATTTTTTTTATCTGTGTCGTATTTTGTTTTTTTATTTTCATTATATTTATCATAAACATATTCAATTAATCTAATTAAATACAGATTGATTAATATAATTAAATATTTTTTTTTATATTGTTCAATTGTGTTTGAGTTATGTTCTTTTAAGTATGCAAATTTAAAATTCGATTTAATTAGTTTAAAAAATACTTCAACAGACCATCTCATCATATAAATTTTTTTAATTAATTCATTATCATATTTATCTACAGATAAATTAGTTGCTATATTACATTCAATTGTTTCTTTTAATTTAATATCATTTTTATCTTTATCTTTTTTAGTAATAAAAACATCGGATTTATAGTCAATAAATCTAATATTTACATCAGTAATTTTATTTATAATTTTATTTTTATCTCTGATACCAATACTATTATTTCTAATTCTAATGACATAATTTAATTTATATTTAGTTAAAGTATTAATAAAATCATATGAAAAGTATGCTCTATCAAACACTAAAATTAAATTATTAATATCAAAATTATTTTTTTTTATATAATCAACAAATGCTTTAATTTCTTTATTTTTATCCTCAATACCTTTTAATTCTAAATCTATTGGTATATGATTAGTTGCATCATAATAACCCATATTTAAACATGTTTCTAATGATTTATCATTATTAATATTAGTATTAGAATAAGTACGAATAAAAATAAAATTATTTTTATTTCGCTACGCTCAGTAAAGCTTAAGCTTTACCGAACAACGTGAGAAGTTAATGAAAATATATTTTCATTAACTTTCGTACCATCAACAGAAATAACATTATATAAATTATTATTTTTATTGAGATATTTGTCTAATAATGATTTAATTTTAATAAAAGTATCATTATAAAATTTAATTGGTATTTTTAATTCTTTTTTATAGTAACTAGTTCTATTTACATTCATATTATTATCATAATTATAATCAGAAACCACACATTGTTTACTTGGTTCAATAAAAGAATAATTAAAAATATAACATAAAGCATCAATAAAAGTAATTTTTTTATTTCTAGTTTTAATTTTTTTTTTCAATAACATATTTTTAATATTGGAGTCGGCATTTTTAAATAAATTATTAATATCATTAGCTAATTTATTTAATTCACTAATGAAGGCTAAATTATTATTTCTTAACAAAATATTTTTAAAAGTTTGGTTTGACAAATAATAAATCATTTTTTAAATTTATAGGTGAAAAAAAAAATAAATAAAAAGTATAACAGAAAAAATTGTTTTAGTCATCTATAATACTTTTCTTAATGCACATACATTAATTTTTCCATATTTAAAAAAAATTGAAATTTTAAATTTATTTTTAAATAAATTTAATAATTTTTTGCAAAATCCTTTTGTAAATAAGTATAATATTTTTATTATAAAAATATTGAATTTTAAAATATCTATACTAATAAACATTATATCCCAATACATTTGAAATGAATACAACAACAAATTCTAACACAAATTCTAATGATAAACAATATTCAAATTCACCCGATGCTAATATCTCAGATGCAATAAAAAAAAGTTTAAAAGTTTGGAAACAACTAGAACCCACAAATATTCCAATCAAACTAATAAATAAGATAAATAAAATTGATGATTTAGTATCTAACTATAATGATAATCTGGAAAAAACAAATTCACATATTGAATCTACAGTAATTACCACAAGTAAGACTATTAGTGAAGGTTCTATTCAAACCATATCTACTACAGTAGGATCTGAGATAGGATTAGAAATTGCTGCTGGTGGTGGATTTACTCCAGTATCATGTTTTTTAGGTGCAGGAGTTGCTGCAGGAATAAGTCTTGTGGGAATTGATAGTTCAAAACAAATTGGTATTGGTGTTAAAAAATTATCTGAAAACATTATTTCGAATGTAAAAAAAATTACAAAATCATTACCAAAATATGCTCAAGATCTAATATATGAATGTGTGAGTGAACCGGTTGAAAAAGTTTTAACAAGTGTTTATAATTTATCAAGAGAAAGTATTGATGGAATTAAAAATACTATTACCAATGTATTGACTGATGGATGGAAAAAACTTTTACCCCAATCTACAATAATTTATTGCGAGGATTTTAATTCGAATAAGATTGAAATTCAACTAGATAAATTTGTTGGAACTAAAATTTATAATTATTGTCATGGAACAAATTTTTATGGATATGGGTTTGAGTCTGGATTTAATTTGGATAATAGATGTTGGGATTTCACTTGTCCTAACAAACCAACAAAATTTTCACTCAAATATGATGAATTTGAATATAATCTTTATTTGCTTAAATCTAATTTAAGCAAATATAATTTTACTGAAACAAAATTAATACCTTACGAACAAATTTATAAACCCAATACAAATATTTTAACAAGAACTAAAATAAATCCAAATATTATACCTGATTATAAAGTTTCTTGTAATGTATCTGGAGGGGGTTCTGGAGGGATAGGGGGAATATTAGGTTCTTGTGTTGTTATTGCAATTCAAGTAAGTTGGGTATTTTGATTTGGTAAAAATTTTTTTATATTGCATATGCATTATTAAAATAAACATAACAACAAAGTGGTATAACGATGTGTCACTATCAAAGATGGGGTGCACAGAAGACTTTATAGTAATTTTCATAATTTTTTATGTTTTTATAGATTTTATAATTTTAAATAAATTACAAATTAAATTATTTTTATTAAATTTTTTTAATATTATTCGATATTTCAATTCTTTTTTTATTGATGTATAATCAAATTTAAATGCATGATTATAAATTTTTATTATTTGTTCTTTTTTATAATTTAAATTGAAATGTTCTATACTTCTTGTTATATGACTTATTATATATTTATGTCTTATCAAGATTATGTTTTATTTTAATTCATCATCTAAGTCTTTTAAGTTGCTATAATTTTTTATTTTGGTATTAAAGTAATAAGTAGTAAGTTTCTATTCATTTGTTGTATATTTATAATCAACAATATTTGTACTATAATGAGTTGAAGCAACTTTTTTATTAATAGTTACTGGATTATAGGTTTTAAGTTTTTTTAAAGTTTCCCATTTATTGATATCATTCAACATTTCAAAAATATTAGTTAAGTAATACTCATTAGAGTAATAAGTTTTATGTTTAGTTTTGTTATATTTATTTTTAATAACTTCATTAAAAATATTAATTAATTCAGTATCCATAATAATTTATATAATTAACTTATTTTTAATTAAAAAGAATAAAACTGACATATTTATTAAAAAGTATAACTGCAAATGTTCCGCGGCTCTATTTTATACTAAAATATATTTTACCTACATATGTAGGAAAAATAACAAAATTATCATATAAATTAATTCCATACAGATAATTTAAAATTTTGAAATGGATGGGTTGTGGAAGGTATAGTCATAAAATAAAACTATAGCCATAAAACAAGATTTTCACTAACCAAAATAAAACCAACAGATATGATAAAAGATTGGGAAATTTGGTTTAATGATAATAAACTGGAAGTCCCAGTCAAAAGTTCTGGACTAGTCCCATGAACTTGACAAGCTTTTTGGATCAATTGATCTTTTGTATAGTCTTCAAAATTTCAATTGAGAATAAATTTCATAGAAATTTTGTATCCTATAACGCATAAAATCAATATTCATTATTTTATGACTATATATGATGTTGATTGGCCTCTTCCAAATGCTCCAGTACCTTTATATTTGTGTAAATCAACCAAAACCCCATCCTTAAGTAAATAATCTTGTTTTGCTTTGATTTTTATGCGTTATAGGATACAAAATTTCAATGGAATTTATTCCCATTTGAAATTTTGAATACTATACAATCAATGTATATTTGTCTAAACCTAAACCAATACAGTTTTTACAAATAATCAATTCTAATTTGCTTCAAATGTCGCATTAAGAATAGCATTTGGAAAATTAAATAAATATATAAAAAATGATTATTTAATAATAGACGAAGGATTTAGTAGTTGCGATCATAAAAATATAAATAAAATACATACAATATTTGAAGTAATAAGAAAATATTATAAATGGTGTATAGTAATATCTCATATTGAACAAATAAAAAATAATTTTGATAAACTTATTTTATTAAAAAAGCAAATAATATTTATAATGATAGTTCAATTATTATTTAGTATTTATACAAAAAAATTACACCCCAAAAATTTAACTTGTATTTATATAAGTTTTATAATTTTTTTTTGTAATGTAATATTTAGTTATGATTAACAAAGTGAGACAAAAGAATTATTGAAGAATATAATTATCGTAACAAAAATACCCAAACATTTATATAAATAAAAAATGTTAGTATAATGCTGATAAAATAATGTGGACAGAAGATACTGGGTTATGGTAATATCTTCAAGAATTTTATTGCACTTAGAACAATACATAAAATATTTTATTATTTTTTATTTTTTGCATTAATTATACAAAATTAAAATTATATTTATAAGATAAATGCACTTTTTTAATATTATAAAAAGTAAAGTAAAACTATCAAGAGGTAAATAACATAGTATGCTTATATAAAATAACAAAATATTTTAATTATAAAATATTTTATTATTTTTTTTAACTTTTTATTAAAAGTAAATAAATTGCTAATATACTTTCCTTAAGTTTTATGTATTGAAACAATCAACGTATTTATTTATTGATTGTATTGTTGTATTATTTTCCTTATAAATAAGTATAACTCCTCAAAGTTCTGCTTCATTAAATTGATTATTTTTATTGGTTATAGAATGTATTTTAATAAAATTAATTGAATTAGTATAGTCATTATAATATTTATAAATTCGGGCTTCATATTCATTATTTCTTAAATTTATTTTTATAATTTTAAAATCATCATTGATGTCATTTTTACCACTTCCAGATAGATTATCAAAAGTTTTAAATTTTAATTTTAATTTATTACTTGATATAAAATGTAATATATTTATTTTATGTTCTTTAAAAAAAAAATCAATAATTTCTAAAAAATTTATTTTTGGAACATATTTTTTTACCCATTAACGTAAACTATTCATTTATAATTTTAATAAAAAAAATATTTATTTCATCTAATATTGTAAGCTTATAATTTAAAATTTAAATATCTTGCTTGTATCATTTTATACATTCAAAAATATTATTATATAAACTAATAATATATATATAGATTTTAAAGAATTTATTTTAAAATATAGTTCAATTAATTCTAAATTTTTAAATGATTTTTATAAAATAATAAGAGAAGACTACATTGAAAAATATTATGAATTTTTAATTGATAGTGAAATTTTAAGAAAATGGTTACAAATTAACAATAGACAAATGTTTAATAATACAATAAAAAGAACATATAAAAAAAATATTGATTATAAAATAGAACTAATTAAAAAAAGTGTCGGCACTAACAAAACATATCATTTTGTATCAAAATGTATGATTTTGTTAGTGGCTTTTTATATAATAAACTTATGTTTATTATATAAAAATTTTTAGTTAATAAAATACATCAAAATTTGATGTATTTTATTACTAAAAACGTACATACAAAATCATATAAAATCATACATTTTGATACAAAATGATATGATTTTATATGTTTTGCATGTTCGGTAGTGGTGGTCATAACTTTGAAGTTATAACTTTAACTCCAGAAGCTTCCAAAAAGATATGTTTATCTACAAATTCAAAAATTGGTAAACAAGTACAACAATATTTTTTAGATTTAGAAGTAGTTTTATATAAATATAAAAATTATATTATTGTAGGAATGAAAAAATAAAACAATAAGAAAATAATCATCCTTGATTTATACATATTTTATTTATAAAATATGGTATAAATGCAAGTATTAGTACAAATATTTATATACTTTTTTATATGAAAAAAGTATATAAACTTTGGACAAAAAAAGTCAATCCAACTAAAGGAATTATATACGTATTTAAGGCTTTAAATACAGATTTAACTTTGCACAAATTAGGAAAAGCTATAGATTCCAAAACAAGATTCAAACCACATAATTCACAATGGCTAATGATATAGATGTATTATTTCAATATGAAATAGAAAATATTGATCAAGTTGAATCTTGTGTAAAAGCCTTAATGAAAAAATCCCAATATAGAAAATATAAGGAAGTTTATCGTGTAGATTTAGATATATTGCGTAAAACAATTGTAGATTGTGAAAAAAAAATAACTGAAATAAATAATGAGATTGAAAAAAGAAATAAAAAAAATAAAAAAAATAAATTACAAACAGGAGGAAAACAAGAATCTTTAATAACAGATGATGATATAATTTATATGTTTATACCAAAAATAAATTAAAATTTTTATTATTTATTAAAATTATAAAATCAATATATAAAAGTTAATAAAAAGTATACAAACATGATTAAATGTTATACTGATATATTTTTTTTATGTATTGTGTTAATAATAAAATCATAAATATTTATCATCATTTGTGATAGTCATCCCACCCATACCATACATTATTAAAAATACATCATGAAAAAAATTAGCTTTAAAACATGATTTTGTCCATCGTTAATAAAGGATTTTTCTATCCAAGTGATATAGATACTTCGTGTGCATTAAACCATACTAATTCATTATTATCAGTAACAACACTTATTTCACTATTATTATATATAATTATATTACTATCTAAAGTCTTAAAAATATCGTTCATAGTTAAGGGGTTGCTACTAGTAGCAATAAAACTTGATATTTCTTGATAATGTATATATATATATATTTATATATATATAAATTATTAATATTTTTTAATTATTTCTCATTATTTGTTTTAAATGCTTTTCTGACTTATTATGATTTTCTATAAATCCTTTTGAAAATGTTCCATAATCACATATCTTACAATAATATTTAAATCCTTTTTCTCTCTCTTTTTTGTTTGAATGTTCATTTAATATATGTTGTTTATAAGTATATAAATTTTTGGTTTTACACTTATCACATCTTTCACATTTATATGGCTCTTTTATATCTGATCTTTTTTTTTAAATTAGTTAATATGATAACCTTTTTATTTTAAATAAATATATTTAAAATAAAAAAAATATATTATATAAAAATTACCAAATATTTTTATAAAAAAAAAAATATTAATTTTATGTATTGAAATAAATATTCAAATAAATTGGTAATTGGTATAAAATCATAAAATATTAGCATTCATATATACTTTTAAATAATTACAAATTGATTTTGAATTGGTAATTATTTATTAAAAAAAAGTTTAGTATATCTTTTTTTAACACCATTATATTCAGTAATAATATCTTTACTAAATATTTGATAATCATGATCTTTAAAAATACTTCGTAATAAAGTAATTTCATCCCCTTTTTCACCATTATTAACAGCAACAAAATATCCCCAAGTACTACATCTATAATATTTTTTAATATCATCATTTGATTCAATTAATTTATTTTTTAAATTAATATTGTCATGTAATTGTGCTAATAAAACGGAATTATCTTCATTCAAATCCATTAATGTTTTTAATTGTTGAAAAAAAATATTTCGTTCATTAGAATAATATGTTTTTTTGTTTCTTCTAATTTTTTTTTTCTCACTATTTGAATTATTATCATTATAATCAATAGATTTATCACTCATAACCTTATATATACATTATATAATATTTTTTTAAATAAAAAATACAAAATCATTAAATATAAATATATAAATTAAATATTTAAGGTATTTTATTTAATATATATATAAAATAATTTTCTCAAACTAATTTAAAATAGAAAAAAATATTTTATGAAAATTAAAAAAGGTATACTGTATGGATTAAGTAATCTTCACTTTTTTTTGTTAAAAAAAAGTTTCATTCCTTTGGAATGAAGCGTTAAATATATTTAACGCCTAAAGGTTTAACTTGTTAAACTTTATTATGCTTATAGCATAATAAAACTTTTTTTAGCAAAAAAAGTGATGGGGAATTAATTTGTTGCAAATATTATGAAAAGTTATTAGAAACTATATTATCTAAATACAAAGTAAATCCACGAAGAGAGTTTTATTATGTTTCAAAAGAAGAAATTATAATGATATTTGATTTCTTTTCAGAATTAAATAAAATTTTAGATACTGAACAAAAATTATTAAAATATATTCAAGAAAATAATCCAGAATATTTATCAAATAAGAAAAGAATTTATAAAACTGATAATTCATCTACATTGACACCACTTATTAAAATGAATTAAAAAATCTGTATGATAACCTGCGGATTAGATTTTAAAATCTAATCCTTGCATAAAATGGATGCCTATCCATTTTATGTGGGCGACAAGGAGGAGCCCATGCGTGTATCTTGAAGAGTTTTTCTCATTGTAGAACTTAAGAATCTTTTAAATTAAAAAGTAAAAGAATTTTATTTACTACAATAATTTAATGTATCTTCAAGAATAAAACTTAATAAAAATTGAAACTACAATTAACCATATAAATTAAATAATAGGAACATTTAATATTATCCAGAAATGCAAAAAGATTCAAATCCTATAATGCATAATGTTAAAACTACCCTAATGTCAATATTCAAAAAATATCATTGAGAATAATAAAATTACTAGTGATAACCAGCGGAGATTATGAAATAATCTCCTTGCATTTTTATAAATAAAAATGTGGGCTTTTACAAAAGTATATAAGCAAACAAAAATATAATTAACACATAAAATTAAGCGTAGAGAATGTAAGAAAACTTAATGTAAAATAAATTTACAACAAAACAAATTTATTGGATATCGTCTAAAAATTTTGTCTTATCTTCAAGAATTTTATCTCACTTAGAAACAATCAAATCTATTGTATATGTTCAATAGAACTATATTTACTAAGTGTGTTAAAGAATTCTTGAAGAAAAAAATATTATAACTAAGATGACCTGCACATTTTTATTTAATAAAAATGCTTGCATTATTTTAATAAAATAATGTGGGCCGTAGGGACTTGGGCCATCATATCTTCAAGAATTTAATAAATCACTAAGAACAACAAAACTCTATTAGATAACAATAATAGAATTAAAAATACTTAGTGAGTTAAATAAAAAATCTTGAAGAATATACCCAATTAAAAAATTGAAACCACTATATACCATATAAATTTAATAATAGGAACATTAAATATTATCCAGAAATGCAAAAAGATTCAAATCCTATAATATAAATTGTTAGCAAAACACTCCCACCTATCATGATTTAAAAACATCATTGTGAATTATAAAATTACTAGTGATAACCAGCGGAGATTATTTCATAATCTCCTTGCATTTTTATAAATAAAAATGTGGGCCTTTAGAAAAGTATATAAGCAAGCCAAAAATATAATTTACACATAAAATTAAGCGTAGAGAATGTAAGAAAACATCATTGGGAATTATAAAATTACTAGTGATAACCAGCGGAAATTATAAAATTACTAGTGATAACCAGCGGAGATTATGAAATAATCTCCTTGCATTTTTATAAATAAAAATGTGGGCCTTTAGAAAAGTATATAAGCAATCCAAAATATAATTTACACATAAAATTAAGCGTAGAGAATGTAAGAAAACATCATTGGGAATTATAAAATTACTAGTGATAACCAGCGGAGATTATTTCATAATCTCCTTGCATTTTTATAAATAAAAATGTGGGCCTTTAGAAAAGTATATAAGCAAGCCAAAAATATAATTTACACATAAAATTAAGCGTAGAGAATGTAAGAAAACTTAATGTAAAATAAATTTACAACAAAACAAATTATTACCTCAAATTTTGGTCGTAATTAGAAGCAATAACTCATTTCCAAGCAATTATACTTAGTAATTTTGGTCTTAATTACTAAGCATAACCACTTTTTGAAGCCTTAAATACAATCCAATGATCAGTTGAAAAGTATTCAAGCCTCCAATTATTAACACAAATCAACGAGTAGTCTCCCAAGAAAGAAATGGTCTATTTCTTTCTGGAGCACCAGAAAATAAAACGTCTTTTATTTTCTTGGGTGTCAGTTCGTTATCTTATGCCTTTTTTGTTGAAATTTACAGAATTGACCAGATTCTATAAACTCTACTTTCTTGATATATTAGAATTATAAAAAAATTTTTTTGAACGCGAAAAAATTGTTCTATATATTTTTAATTTTTTTATCCGAAAATGCAGAATTATTTTAATCCTAATTTTTGTTCTATATATTTTTTGTGTCATCATTAAGTTAACACGAGTGTTTTGGTAAAATTGTTCTATATATTTTTTGTGTCATCATTAAGTTAACACGAGTGTTTTGGTAAAATTGTTCTATATTCTTTTAAAATTTTAACCCGACTTAACTACCCCAAAACGGGTTTTATTATTTATCCTATTATTCTTTTTGTGTTAAATCCGTTGAAGCATATTGTAATTAATCCTAATATGCGTTTTATGGCTTGCATCTTTTTGCTTCATCGGATTATTTTGATTGGA